ATAACGGTTGGCATTTCGGAAACCCGGTATCCGTATTACCGCCTTTCCACCCCTTCGTACGGTTTTTCAAAAGAACAACCCCTGGAATATTGGCAGGTAATGCATATCAAGGAAGCCGCCTGGCAAGGTTCTTCCGGCTTTAACAAAGGCATCCTTGCGGCTGAATTGGTTGGTTTGGATCAGGATATTGACCTGTACGCCAATTACATTATGCAAAACGGCGCGAAGCCTTCCGGTATGTTTACAACGGATCAGGTGATCCCGGATGTGAAATACAAGGAAATTGCCGCCCGCTTGAAGGAAGCCTGGACAAATATGTTAGGTTCCAGGAACCAGGATTTGAGTAAACCAGGGCAAGGAATGTTGTTGGATCAGGGCATGAAATATACCCCGATTGATATGCTTACCCTGCAAGATGCGGAAGCCGCCGCCCTTAAACTGCAAACCATGAAACGGATTTGCGGTTTGTTCGGTGTTCCGCCTGCAATGCTTGGCATCGGCGAATCCAAATACAATAACACCCAAACCCAATTGGATGAATTCTATAAAACCACGATGTACCCGATGGTAATCAATGTGGAACAGAAATTGAATCAACACCTTTTGCGCGGGTATCCGAACCTTGTTGTTCGTTTTGATACCAAAGAATTCCTGAAAGGCGCGGTGTTGGATCAGATCAACTTTGTTAATTCCGCAGTAAATGCGGGCGTAATGACTGTGAACGAAGGGCGCGAATACTTGAATATGCCCAAAATTGATGGCGGCGATGTGATTAAAATTGAACCAACACAATTTGAACCCGTACCAGGATCAAGCCCGCAGGATACCGGCGGCGGTGGTGGCAATCAAACGCTAAAAGCAAATATTGGCAAAACATGAAGTTGCTGAATAAAATATTGGCAACAATGGCTTCCCAAATTAAGAAGCCGAATGTTAAACTTCCAATAAGCGTTAAGCCCCACAAGATACAAGACGATAACCAATCAATTCACAATGGGGTGATACATGAAAAATCTGAACCTAATTTGCGAAGCAAAATTAAAGGTTAACGAAAGCGCGAACGAAGCCGCAAATCCATCGGGCATGATGGAAGCCCGCGTTACCACTTGGGGCGCAAGGGAAGGTGCAGATGGTCGCAAGTTTAATTACCAACCCGAAGGTTTCATGGATTGGGCAATGGAGTTCCGCGAAGCGGGCAAGCCGTTGCCGATGTTCCTAAACCATAACGATATGGGTATGCCTGTTGGCGAATGGTACGAATTTGATTTTGATGAAGATGGCATGACTGCCAAAGGCAAACTGTTTTTGAATACGGTTGCCGGTAATGATCTTTACACCGTTCTTAAAGAAAGCCCCGATTTGTTCGGCGGCGTTTCCGTTGGTGCATACGCCGAAGAAGCCTGTTGGGTTGACCAGGAAGGCAACCCGATCATGGCGGGCGATGATACCGATGAAGCATACTTCCAAATCACCAAAGGCGGTTTGCGGGAAGTATCCGTTGTTATGTACCCAAATAATCCAAATGCGGAAATTCACGCATTGGAAGCATTTGATGCGGAAGGCAATCCCAATCCGCGAGTGATTGAGAAATTACTGCGTGAAGCAGGCGTTTCCCGAAAAGATGCAACCACCGCATCTTCAATTCTGAAAAAACTATTGGCATCGCGTGATGTGAAGCCCGCAGTTGTTCAGGAAACCCCAATTTCGTGTGATGCGGATGCGGTGGAAATTGAAGCCCAACTGATTCACGCCCTAGAAATGCGCGAGTTGGAAAAGGCATTATCTAAACGCATTTAATAAAGGAAATGCAAAATGGAAAAAGTATTTGAAAAACTTGATGCAATTGAAGCCCAAAACCAGGCGAAGATTGCCGAAGCCGTTGAAGCCGTAAAAGGCGAAGTGGCAGAAAAACTAGCCGCCCTGGAAGCCAAGGTTGCCGAAGTTAAAGCCCCTGCGATTATTCAAGCACCGGCAAAAACTGTGCGCCAAGATGTGAACCGCATGGTTCGCGAACAACTTTCCGATTTCGTTAAAAAGGGAAGCCAACTTGAACGCGAAATCAAACTTTGGGAAAGCGTGGATCAACACGATGCTTACCTAAAAGAAGCAAGCGCACTAACCGGTTCCGGCGCGGGCGTTGGTGGTCGTACCGCTTACGATCCTGTGTTCCATGCCCTGCGTTTGGCTAACCCGATGCGCGGTACTTCCCGTAATGTTTCAACCGATGGCGCAACTTATCAGTTCCGCGCAAAGGTTGGCAACGCGGGTGCGGCTTGGGGTTACACAATTCAAAACAACGGCGCGGCAACTACTGAAAACACCAACATTTGGCAATTGAATCTTCAAGATTTGAATGTGCAATTCCCAATCCGTACTGCCGCACTTGATGATATTGATGGTTTGGAAGACAATGTGGTTGATGATATGTTGGTTGAATTCTCGCAGGCAGAAGGTGGATCAATGATTCGCAACGATGACCAGGCGGGTTCTACTACTACCGCATACGGTGGCACAAATGGTTTGCGTGGTTTGGATTACTATCCCGGCGCAAACGCATCGTACGCCGGTGGTACTGCAAGTACCGCTTCTTTTGGTACTAGCGGTACGGGCGCAACTGCCGGTTTGCATAGCCTGGCAACTTATGACCAAACCACCACTAACGGTTTTGCCGCCGTAAACGAAGTTACTTACAAAGATTTGATTAACTTCCTTTACACCTTGCCGCAACAATATTGGGCAAATGGCAATAAGTGGATGATTAGCCCGCTTATGCTTGCCGGTATTCGTGGCTTGGTTGATGACAATGGTACGCCTGTGTTTGAACGCATGGCTCCCCTTGTTACCGATGGCATCGTTGGTAAGTTGCTTGGTTACGATGTAGTTGTTAACAACTATGTGGATAGCCCGGTTGCCGTTGGTGGTTCCGCAGGTACTACCGAATGTTTCCCAATGTATTTCGGTGATTTTACTCGCGGGCATACTATCGTTGATCGCCTTAACATGGTTCTTCGCCGTTACGATCAAACTGCGCCTGGTTTCATCACCTTCTACGGTGAAAAGCGCGTTTGTTCAAGCGTTGTTGATCCTTTCGCGATCATTCGTTACCGTTCTACTGCAACGGGCGCGTAATTGGATGGGGGGCTTCGCGCCCCCCTTCTTAAATGAACAGGAAAAAATAAATGCCTAAACCAACCGATGCCATGAAAGCCGAAGCCCGCAGGGGTTTGGATTGGCGTAAGGAATTTGGGCGTGGCGGTACAGAAATTGGAGTTGCAAGGGCGCGTGATATAAGCAATGGCAAGGATTTGCCCCGCGCAACAATTGCACGAATGGTTAGTTACTTTGCCCGGCATGAAGTTGATAAGCAGGGCAAGGGATGGAAGCCTGGCGAAGATGGATACCCTAGTGCGGGTCGCATCGCTTGGGCATTGTGGGGCGGCGATCCGGGTAAAACATGGGCAGAAAAGGAATTAAGGAAAATGGACAATAACGCAATCTTTCAAGGCATCAAAGAAGCCCTTGTTGAAGGGCAATCCGTAGTAAACCTGCGCGAAGCAAGTGCGCTAACCGGTTCCGGTTCCGATGCCGGTGGTCGCGTAATTTACGATGATGCGTTTGCCGCACTTCGTTACACCAACCCGTTCCGCATGGTTTCCCGCCAAATCACCACGATTGGTTCCGATCAAGCGTTTGTGGTAAAAACCGGTAACAGTTCCGATACAACGAACCCTTGGGGTTACGGTGTGAACACCAACGAAGGTTCGCCCAACCAGGCAACTTCGTTTTGGCAACTTCCGATCCGCGATGTAAACGCGGTGTTGCCGGTTCGTACTGCAATCCTTTCGGACATTAACAACCTGGAAGAAACCCTGGTTATGGATTTGGCATTGGAGTTTTCGCAAAACGAAGCCAATTCCATGATGTTCAACGATGACCAATCCGGCACTACCACCACCGCATACGGTGGCACTAGCGGTTTGCGCGGGTTGAATTCTTATCCTGGTAGCACTAGCGCGGCGGCTTTTGGCTCAAACGGTAGCGCGATTACAAACGGTATTCATACGGTGTTGGAAGTTTCCCAGGCAAGCGCAAGCGCGGTTGTTTACGATGACCTGGCAAACCTTATGGGCGCATTGCCTGCCCAATACCTATTCAAGCCAACAACTTGTTGGATGATGCACCCCACCACGATTGCCGCACTTCGTAAGTTGAAGGCAAGCACTACCGCCAACAACTTCCTTGAAGTTGGCGATGAAGATGGTG